AGCCACTTTAAATGTTTTATCCCCTTGAATAAGGTCATAAACATCACTGTCAATATCACTCGTAGTCTTTTTTACATTATCGTAACGGTAAACATATTCGTTAATATTAATTAGTGGTTCAGGTGCACCAATGAATCTTAGAAAGAATTCAATTGCCTTTCTCGTACCTTTTGATTTATAAATGTGTGCAAGATTGACAAGTAGTCGTCTATAAAACTCGGTCTCCGCTTCCACCATATTCATACCAACACCAATACCATCGTACTGACTCTCAACTCTTGTATAAAGTGAGTCTTGTAAATTCTTTTCGTCGAATAAATTAAGTGTATCTAAACCAAGTGTGTTAGATAAATTCTTTAGAAGTACATCAGGTAAGTTGTTAATACGATCGTAACTCACATTTCTCATGTAAGCTATATTATCAATAAACTTTTTAACCTTATCAAAACTATGCCCAAGTAATTGAGTTGCTGAGTCCATTCTTCTGTCCTCAGTATCGAATTCATATAAAGATGCGGTTGTTAAAAATCTTGAAACTACATTTGATTTATAATTATCAATTCGTTCACCGAGTGTACTTAACTCTTCAACATAACTTATGTACGCACTCCCCGATATCTTTAAATTCCATTTATCTCTATATAGTGGCCACGAGACTTGATTAGTTTTTAACTCTGTTTTTGAACCATCTAAACTATCTTCAGGTGCCCTAAACTTTGCTGTATATTTTACTTTTGATTCACGATTTAATAGTATCGACTCTAAATCATCTAATCCCTCAAAAAATTCCTCAACAACATTATTGTTAGGTCTAATTAAGAAACTTTCACCATACGTTGTCAACCCACCAAAAGGATCACCTTTTACTGTTAAACTAATTAAACCGTCAATATTAACCTCAGTATAACTTATAATCCCATATGAAATAGAATCAATTTCTAAATTGTACCTTTTAAAAGAATCATAAAAACTCTTTATAATGTTTTCAGTTTCAGGTATTGTATTACTCTTTGGTTTTTCAAGAATAATATCTAACGGATTGAATACTTTACTTTTTTCAATCTGAAATGAAGTGACGTTAGTCTTTTTATTATAAACTGAATTTAGTGCTGTGAATACTGTGGACGCAACAGGTGTCTCTTTATCAACATAGAACCCCGCAGGGAACTTACCTATAATTCTTGATACCGATACCTGTAATCTTTGTTTTAGTGAACCAAATAAAGATTTACCCCCATCCTCCTTAGAGTTTCTAAAACTTACTTTTTCTTTTCTTCTTTCGGTTGTGGTTGTGGAAACATTATTTTCAATCGGTTCCTCTTCTTTAATATCTTCAAATGTTAGATACTCGGAAAATGGTTTTGATTGAAATGACTTTCTATCTCTTTGAGGTATGTTTTTATCCAATGCAAAGTTCGCAGAGGTCAGCTGACTTGTACCATCGGTAATTTGTTTACCGACCAAGTTGTCATTAAAGGTTTCCCTTCCACTCGCCGCTTGACTTGGAACTTTTCTTTTCGCCATTATTCTTGGATATCATCAAAATTTTTAGTGTCATCAATTTCATCTCTCTCTTCTCTGATTTCATATAATGTCTCATTGAACTCATCTTTAATTTCAAATAAGTTAAACTGTTTGTATATGTTGTCAGATTTGTCATAGATGGTATATATACCATCAGAAACTGATTTAGACTGATTACCGTAAAGTGCGTATGCTAACGTAGTGTCATCATGTTCTACCATATCAACTTCAATTGTTGTTGGGTTGAAGAATGTATTTGTTAAAATAATATTCTGTGATGGTTCACCTATAAATGGGACCGTATTTGGTCTATTTGTTGGTGCTGATGATGGTGTCACCGTTAGATACAAAAGATTCGTAGTCGAGTCAGTATATTGATATCTAATAGCCTTCTGTGATGTACTTGTTAAATTTGATACAATTGGTGTACAGTAGAATGAAGATGTAACTACCCTATAAAAATTAGGTATTTTTGTTCCGTCGTCATTTAAATATTCTATTCTGTACCCCGTCAATCCTTGAGGTGTGAATTTATTTCTGTCCCCTGATGGAACATTACTAATATCTACGATAATCCCTCTCACCGATGGTAAGGACGCTAAAATCCCACAGTCAGTAATACTTGTTCTAATTTGTTTAGGTCTTATATGTAACGTGTACACACCCAACTCATCGAAATCAGACGAACTTAGTTTAAGATTATATAAACCACCCAATATTTCTGTATCAGGTGCGTTAGGGCTGTCCGTAGTATCTGAATTATGATATACAGGTGTTAGGACATCCTCCGAATTTAATTTTTTAAATTGCACAGGTGCCGTAGAGGTCCTCCCCGATACATAGTGAAAGAAAATTTCCACATCGGATGGTGATACATCTGCCGGTCTAATTGTGCCATAACTACCTACTGCCATATTCTTTTAATTAATAAATATAATTCTATTGTTTTTTTACATTAAAAAACCCATTTCCATAAACAGATAATTCTCCAACGTTGTCTAATTCACCTAACCTTAGATTCATTTCCAACACCCCTTGCTTTCCACGTTCAACAAACACGTCCGAATAAATGGATGGTTCATCAATAAATCCGATGAAATGTTCGTTCCTCGTTAACATTTTATTAAACACTTCTTCCTGTTGGAAAGAAGTCGTTGTTCCTGTTATTGTTGTGTGACCGTCGTCATAATCTCTATATGTAAGGTTGTCAATAGTATAACCCGAATACGTTAGTCCAACACTGTCAGTCCCCGTCACCACACCGTTATAGGTGTTTTGTCCATATTTTTTTAATTCAGACATCCTACTTCTACCTATACCGGCAAAATATAATGTCGCATCTGAATCATTATCAGTTATATCAAGATCATTGATATAATTTTGTGTTGCTGTTATCGATGTGTAAGGAATTGTGAATGGACCAAAATTTCCATTTGGGTTACTCACCGAAATATTTTTAGGTACTGTAATTTTTTTTGTTGTTTTTTTGTTTGCCCACACATTATTTAATGAGATTGATACATTATACGTTCCATTAGAACCATATGTGTGTTGTAGAAATGAGAGGTTATTACCCGTACCGACACTAATTGTGTTAGTATTACCGTCACCCCAATCAACATCGAAAGTTTCATTTACTATTATCTTTAGACTGTCTCGATCAACAGAATTATACAACCTAACAGTATTTCCACCTGTTATTGTATAATTAAAATTACATAATAACTCTGTTTGTTGTATATCACCATCAAAACCAACCATTCCACCCATCTCATCCGCCGTTGACTCTAAATAAACTGGTAGGTCGTAGGTATCATACGCCTCTTCTCTTGTTATTGTACTCCATGACGTTCCTCCCCATCTATAATATCCTTCACTAAGACTTCCCGAATTGTAAACAACATCGTTTACTTCAGGACCAATATAAACACCATTAGATCCTGACCATGGAATAATATTATCGTTCGGGTCATACCATGTTTGGTCGGTTAACGACGTTAACGAACCAGTTTCTATTGATTTTAATCTTAATGTATATCTATTATTTTCCATAATTACGGTGTTGTGTCTTTCATTTCATAAAAATTAATTGGTGATGCAGACGTACCAATTCTATTTCCTGCGGTGTTTGTAACAGGATCATATTCAGATATGGTGTAGTTGTATGATGGTGCATTGGTTTTATCCATACTAACTATGTAATAAAAATCCTCACCTTGTGTAGGTACTGATAAATCACTTAATGGGTTATTAGTGAATTGTGATCGTTCACCGTTATACGCATTGTAAAACTTAGCGGTCATAAAAAATGTACCACCGATTAAAAGTGTCTCTTCAAGTACCGTATCATCCTCAAACCAAAACAGATACATATTTTCTTTATTCTTAAATGGTGAACCCATAAACACAGGTATTTTTAACTCTTGACCTGAATCTAATTTAACTTCTTCACCAATCATTGGATTTAACATTTTAGAGAAAACCAATCTTCTATTTTGTCTATTAGGTTTAACATTGTCAGGTGTTTTATAAAATTCTAATTTGAAAAAACTATTCTTTAAGGTTGTCACATTTATATCAGTCTGTTCAATACCCACAGTAAAGTAGTCTAACCCAACGTTATATGAGTTATTCTTTTTAAAGTAGAAATAAAACCATATATCACTCTGTTGAATACCATTAGAGGTGTATGGTTTATGAATATACCTACACGTTTCATAATTCTCCACAGGATTAATTATATCCTCTAAAACCTCTCTTTCATACGTTTGAAATGATTCATCCCAACCAGCGTCAGTCCTAAAGTTTTGATTAGTTCCTATTACTATTTTTTTATCTCCGTTTACGTTTCTTAATTTCATTTAACAGTTTTCATCATCGTTCGTGAAACTTTTGATCCCAACACCTTTATTAAGGAATCTTTCTTCATTTCTAAACAAAAAGTTTATGTCACTTTGGACGTAGTGTTGACCATTAGTAAATGGGTGATTTGTACCAAAATTATCAGGATCAACATATCCATGATCATATAAATCTCTCCATTTCCATACACCATTTAATTCGTCGTATATAACGTTTTCAGGTAAATTATGTATGTTATTTGTATTTGCGGTTTCCACGTAAGGGGATAATTCCCGTAATTTTATTCTATTATGTGGTTGATATATTAACCCACTTGGGTTTGTTTGTGATACACCACCAAACCTTGCAGTGTTTAGTTGTCCATGGTTAAAAATGGTGTAATCGTTAGTAAGTTTATGAAACCCTTCACTTAATATCGTTTCTTTAAAATCTTGTTCGTTATATTCAACAAACGCACCGTCCAACACAGTCCCTAATGGTAATTCATCACCTCTTTTAAAAGTAAGCCCATTAATGTTCTGTGTGGTAAATGGTAAATTAGTGTCAGATCCTGAAAAATTATAATCGTATTGTTCATCTACCCACGTATTATGAAAATTAAACTTCCACCCGTTTCTTGGTGGATATTCAAAATACCCATTTTTATTTCTGAATGTGGTCGTTAGGTATACATTCGTTGGTGTGTACCCTAAATTATTTTTCAAGCCCTTTATATCGATTGCATTTTTGAAATGGTATAGTACCGATTCAGGTCTATTTTGTTCAATATATACATCATTTCTACCGTCAGCAGTTTCAAATTGTAATTTTCTTTCAATTTCAAAAATTGGTGTTTCAAATCCCGCATTATCAATAATACAATCATCTACGGTAGTAATTGTTTTATGTTTGTGTACATAGTATTTTGAAGTGGTTTGTGAAACATTGGTTCTATCCAAACATCGTTGTCCGAAAACAACACCTATTGAATCCATAATACTTATTTGACTTGTGGAAAATTCTGATTTTGATATGTTTATGATATATAATTCAGATTCATAATTATTATCACCCACAGATGAGACATTAAATACTCTGTCCTCTACATTTGCAGATGTTAATGTATTACCCGAAAGAATAATATACTCACCCAAAGACATATTATGTTTTATAGGACTTGTTAGTTGGTATGATGTGTCGTAAACATCAACTCTAAAAGGAACCCCCGATTCTGCGGTAAAGTCATAGGTGGTTGCACCTGATAACGTATACCTCATCGGATGAGAACTGTCATGGTCATAGACATAACTTATATGAAAATTCCAATTCCATGATGCTGAATCTAAAACAGTTATTGTAGAATGATCTGTGGGTCCTTCTAATGATATTGTTTGATTGAAATCACCAATATTCGTAGAGGATGGTGGTTGAATCATATTAGACACTTCTCTAACAGTATCTCTTCTTATGAAAGCTAATTCATCATACGGTAGATATCCTTCCCAATTTGAATCTAATCCATCACCCAAATCATAAAGTCTATTTTTTAATGGATCATATGTTGTGGTCCCCGAATAAAGATTACGAAATATCATTTTAGTTTTACCAAATATTTTATACTTGGTACTTTCATTCCTTTCCTTTTTATATAGTTCCGCAATGTCAAGGATTATAGTTCTATCACCCTCGCGTAATAATTCCTCATCTCTTTCAAGACCAATCTTTAAATTTAAATCTTCTACGTCTGACCCACTATATCTTTTTGTTGGGTGTACAATTTTCTTTTTTATCATAATGGTCCGAATTTTTGTACAAACTTATTCCAAGCCGTTTTTCCTGTTCTTAAACCGAAGTAAAAGAAAAAGGGACCACCTATTGGTATTTCTGTTTCATTATAATTATCATTGTCACAATCCCTTAATGGTGGAAGAATAGCACCATTATAATAGTGTTCATTTATTTCGTCTGTTGGGTCTCCACCCGCATTTACAAGTGGTGCTGGTGTAGGTTCCATTAATGTGGGGGATGTCCACCCTCCTTGATATTTTGTTGAGTGAATTGTAGCTCGAACCCAATCTTGAGATTCAGATAAACCTGTATCTGAACCAAACCCATCACCTTGTTTGTTCCATTTATAGTATGGAATATCTTGAGCCGTTTCTGTCAGGTTACCCGCTTCATTAATACACAATCTCATTAATGTACCATCTTTTTCTATTATTGCAGTATCTTCATCATCTTCAGAAAATCTAAAATCAACACCAACCGGTCCCTTCCCATCAAAAACAAATGCCCCACCTGGTGGGTAGTACGGACTTTCTATATCTTCATCTTCATAACCAAATATCCCCATTTGTGAATTGAAATTTAAAAGTTGGGCAACGTCACCATCTAATTTACCACCACCCCTTTTATCGAATAAATCCTTTGCTTGTAACTTACCCCTTTCTTTGATCTCTTTGGATTGTATAACATACTCCATTAAATCACCAATGTCTTGGTATGAAGTAGCACCAATACTTTTAGAAACGGAACAATTAACATCTAATTCAGGATCCACACATATTTCTTTTATATACATATTTCTTGGACCTAAATCCATTATTGTTGTTGGAAAATTAATCTCAAGGTCACGAGTTGAAGTTCTATTACCAATAAAATTACCGTTATCATATGGTGTTGAACGGTAATAGTAGTGAGCACCATTTTCATCTGTTTTTCTGAATATTAAATCCTTACAGAATTTTGCTGAAGTACCTCCTCTTCGTCTTCTGAACTGGAAAAAATAAAGTGACCCGTTCAACCAACTATTTGAAAATGTGTAAGACGTAATTCCCGCACACATTAGTTTACCTAATAACTTTCTTTGTGAATAATCCCTTATTAAATTGGCATTCTTACCCGCATCACCAACTATCGTGTAATTACCATCTCTAAACTCACTATATCCTGATGCCGTACCTACACCATGATATTTAATCGCGCACCTTCTACCTCTCGAACTACTCACACTACTGTTCTCAGGAACATATGCCGATACCGTTACATTGATGTTAGTGGGGTTACGATCTGCACAGTCAGGGTCTCCAGCATCTTCAAATATATCAGAAGGGTATGGAGATAGAAAACTATCTGGATTTGGTATAAATGTCGAATAACTCGCTGTTCCCCCCCAATAACCTAAATTCATACCACCAAATGACCCGCCATCATATATTACATCATACTTATCACATCCACCCTCAGCCTCCGTAATAGGATTAGTTGTCTCCGTTAATTCAGACACAAGATACACAGTATCGATTGTGACTTGGTTCGAATTGGCTAATGCCGTACCCGCGAGGGTCTCAGGATATGGTGCACCACTATATCCGTTTGCAAATAGAACGGTTTCATATAAATCACTCATAATCCCACCAAGGTTAGGTGATGTGAAGTCTACATCTTCAGCATAGTCAGACCCAAACCCCACAAAATAGTATGCATACTCCGCAGGTGATATAATTATAGTATTACCGTCTGAATCAATACCCGTAACCTCTGGAACAGTAATAAATCTTATTATATAGTTTTTTTCTTGTTGGTTACCACCACTAAATGAAATATAAAGACTTTCATCTGGATCACCAAGAGTTTGGTTAACATCGAAACCGTGAGTACCCGTAACGTTGGTTTGGATAATGGTTGCCCCTGAAAGTAGTGCATAATCTTCTTCATCACCAGATCCAACAACAACATAATCCTGTGTGACACCACCAGTAGTATTACTATTAATTTCACCATCGGTATTGTTACATTCATAACAGTCAGGATAGTTAACAAGTCCAAGAGATCGTATGGTGGATTTTTGGATATTTCGTGCAAATTTTGCAACTTTTTTAGATGCCTTTTTTATTGGACGAAAGTTTATTGCTTCTGAAACATCAAAAACAAGTTCAATGACACTATCAATAACAAATTGTGTTATTAATAAATAAGTTTTTTCAAACCAATTAAGAATTATTATTATTAAAAATTTAAATTTAAAATTACTTACAGCATCATTAATTGGGAAGTATTGATTATTATTTGGACAATCTTCTTCGATTGATGGTTGTATTTCTTTAATACCAATAAATGACTCATTTTTATCCCTTACTAAAAAATTAAAGGCTCTTTCCCACCATCCTGTATTATTATATTGATTAATAAATAAAGAGGGTGTATATACTCTATTATATCTAAATGAATAGAAGTAATCATTTGCATATCTTTCATCATTACCTTCACCACTTATATCGTCAATTGCGTCATTGTGGTAGTCGTCAATGTCCGTTGAAAATGCATATGATTTAGGGTCGGGGTTAGGACCTGATTGATACTCTTTGATCTGAGGTACTAAATATTTACCACGGTATTGTTTCTTTGCTCCATTATCATTCTGAAGAGAAAATCTAAATCTATAAGTTCCTCTTGTTGCAATACCTTTATTTCTATCTTTTGTTGTTACCGTTTCACCAAATTCGTTAGTTATTACGTATCTCATGTTCATTGGAACTCTGAAAAAGAAATTACCGTCGTCATCAATCTCAGTATCTAACCCAACTGCTTCAAGTTTAGGTCTTCGATAGTTTATAGATCCATCTCCGTTTAATTCGTATTCACCATCAAATCGTATTGCCTCAACATCACCCTTACCAGTCGTTAATGCACATTTTTCACCCATTTGATTGTCTACGTTACATTTAACTCTTACTGATTCTTTACCACTATCAGTAAAAGATCCACCCATCATAATGGAATATGGTTCAATACGGATTCCTTGTTCTTTTAAATCAAAGTCAGTCCTTGTAATACCAATCTCACATAAATCTTCATTACCCCAAAAAGGATAAATTTCAATACTTTTTTCAAATGTTGTAATCTGAGGTAACCCTGAAATATTATTAGACTTCATAAACGTGTACCCATTTTCAAACTTTTGTTCGGATACACCTTCATATATAAAATCATAAGGTACAAGTGACTGACATCCCATATCTGACATATCAACATCCACATGTATTATTTGTGGTCCAACAGGTACACCCCATATCATGAAATCACCTGAATCGTTAGTCTTTACAGTATACTTATAATATTTTTCATAAACCTCTAAAACCTCTTCTCTGCCCAAGATATCTTCTTGGTCGGGGAAAGTACCCGTAGGTGTATGTCCAGTGTGTTGTTTTCTTGATGGTAGTAGATTATACCTATATCCGTCGTCATTTGTTTCGGATGTTGAAGTATATGGATACAATGCACTTATAATTGGGTCATCACTATCTTCATCACTTAACGGTATAAAGATTGACACCCTCGCATTAGCAACACCATAACCATCATTTACAGAAATACGTCCTGCAACAACACCGTAGTCTGCACAAAGCGAAGCATAAACGTCTTGTTGTGTAAATTTAAGAGAAAGGATTTCTAAAAGATCATAGTCCTGTTTTAATTCAACAGTCAATTTTTGATCTTGCCCTATCTCAGTTCGTATTCTGTGTTTTTGTACCATATAATATAAATAGATTACAACCTATTTTCCCATTATAATAATAATACAGAAAAACTTAATTAAAATGTAGTGGAAGAGAGAGTTTTTATTCTAACTTTAATATCTTTCTTAGGGAATCTAATTTGAAAGATTTGGTTATTTTTCATATAGACTGTAGAATCTGATTGTTGTATCTCCTTAGTTGCTTCACTAACATACCCTTGAGATACTTCTGCCATTGAATATTCACCTTCTGTTTTACCGAAGACTCTAAGGTCAACAACATTAACAACACCCACAACATCACCTATGGTTTTCTTTAACTCACCAACAAATAATGGATCACCCATCTTTCTACCTTCAATTGTGAAGTAGTTTGTTGCAGATTCTATTACGTCTTTTAAAACATCAGTTTGTGTTGTGTTTTTATCAATAACTAAATCAATTTCTAAACCTAAATCTATTACTTCACCACTAACAATATCCAAATAATCATTTATCATTCTATAGTTAGATAAATAATTCAAAATGTTATTTTTTAGTGTTGTTGAAACTGTGTCAGTTAAACTACCATCACTATTATATGAAAGTAATTTAATTCTGATTTTGTTATCTTCCTCCATCACATTAACCTTTGCAGGTGCTCCGTATGTTGATGGCATTGTTTCTATTAATGACTTATAATCGTTAAGTGTAACCGCTCTATTTTGTGCTGAAAAGTTATATCCAACCATATTTCTAATTTCTTCGATTGTTGGTTGATCAGCTCCACCAACAGCGGGAGTTACATTTGCAACTCTCAATGATTGTACTACTTGATTATTTACATTGGTCAACGGACCGCTTACATTAAATTCCACATTATCTACACTTGTGATGACATTAACACCTAAATTCGTGTTTTTACCACCTCCAATTCTGTATTTTATGAAAATCGTACTATTTGCTCTTGGTGTTGCACCTAACGATAAGTTATTTAAATAAGACCCAAGACCTACTTTTAACGACCCGTTATTGAACGCATCTAAGTTATCTAATGGATCTATTGTTCCTGAACCAAAAGTCACTGACATGTAACCTTCTGGTGTATATTCACTAATGAATTTATTTGTAACCCTTTTGTTGTCACCAGCAATAAAATTCTTTTTATCTGACGACGATGTTGGGTTTGGGATGAAAACTTTGTCTTCCATTAATGAATTTACCTCATACCATTTATTTGATGAGTTTGCAAATTCTGAAGAAGATGGGTTTGATGTAAAGTTTGTCCCTTCTTTATGTATAACTGATACCACACCTAAAACATTTTGTTCGGGTAAGTATAATTTTAAAAATGGTTTTTGATCTTGTGAGGTAATTACTCTTCTATATACCCTTGACACACCGTTTACTACCGCCTCACGTTTAGTTATTGTGTATGATATTAATTTATTATTACTATCAAAATTCGGTATTTTTAATCTATTTGGTTCCCCCTTATCATTAAATGGGTTTGAGAAATCCACATCTTCAATAGTTTCAAATGTTTGACCACCACCCGATACTTGAGCACCTGATCTAACAATTCCTAAGTATCTTTCATCTTCCTTATCCCCTCTTACAGGAACATTAATTGATAAGTCACATAATGATACTGATGGTCGATTACCTGGTATTCTCATACCGTATGTTTTTGCAATGTGAAATAAAGATTTTCTTTGTTGTGCGAAATCTAACATAGTCTCTTGCCAAACCCTATCAATGTGATAGTGTAGGTTATCACCAATTGCGGCATTTAAATCTAACAACACCGAAAATATCGACGCGTCGTTTGTATTCTTAACTAAATCAGGATAGTACTCTTTACTTAAATTAACAAGTTCTTCTCTTAGTCCTGCAAAATCTCTTGTTGAATATGATATTTTCTTCGCCATTTTATATATTAATTATAACAAAATCTGATGAGCTAAACGCACCATTATTAACCGTATAGTCTATTTTAACTTTTGCGGTATACGGTTTAGTTGATGAGTCTCCCAATCTGAATAACCTATCATCTGTTTCTTCATCAACAGTTGTTACTGGATCTGTATCATCTTCTGCAGATTGTACCTTTATTGAATTTATATCTAAGTTTGGTAAGTATTTCTTACAACCTTCACGTATTTCTTCTTCTATTAAATTAAAAGTGACCATATCATTTTGGTCGAATATATATTCATATATTCTTGTACCAAACTCAGGTAAATAATATCTACTACCTTTCTTAGTTAAAATAAGGTGTATAAGGTTAGCCCTCACCTCTTTTTCGGGTGTAGTGGTTAACTTTAAATAATCTCCTGTTGTACTTTCTCTAAAAGGAAAGTCAATTCCATAGGTTACTGCCATACTAATAAATATAAACATTACTAAAATGGTGTTAAATAAAAAACCCCCAATTAAGGAGGTTTTTAAAAAAATAAATAAAATATGGTTCTAAGAACCACATCCTTCACAATCAAATGGTGAATCATCGGGTCTAATATCCTGATTAGTTACCATTTTCAACTCTTTATTTTCACTTAAAAGTGAATTAGATGTTGGTATAGGGTTTTCTGTTACTTCTTTTTGTGGTTCAACCTCAGGTGTTTTCTTTTTAGATGTATTCACACCTAAACCTTTAAGTGGGTCAACCGCCGATCTTGTTCTTAAGTAATACATACCTGTTTTTAAACCTAACTTCCACCCATGTAGGTGTGCTGCCAATAGTTTTGCTTTAGTAGCATTACTAATAAAAAGATTTAGTGATTGTGACTGATCAATAAATACTGATCTATTGGCTGCCATATTCAAAAGTCTCTTTTGTGACATTTCCCATACTGTTTTAAAGACTTCTTTAATTTCTGTTGGGATTTCAGGTATATTTTGTACTGACCCATTTTCCATAATTAATTTATCTTTAATGTCGTCACCCCATAAACCAACGGACATAAGTTCATTAACCAAATGTTTATTAATAACAATAAATTCACCCCCCAATGTTCTTCTTGAATACAGGTTCGTTGTGAATGGTTCAAATGCTTCGTTATTATTAAGGATCTGTGCGGTAGATGCGGTTGGCATCGGTGCAACTAATAGGGAATTTCTAACACCAAACTTAATCACTTCTTTTCTAAGTGATGACCAGTCCCATCTACCAGATAGATCTTCATCGTTCAATCCCCACATTTGATATTGGAAGATACCTTTCTCAATTGGTGATTCACTAATTGTTTCATATGGTCCATGTTTTTCAGCAAGATCTTTAGACGATGTCATTGCCGCAAAATATAACGTCTCAAAAATATCAGTCTGAAGAGTATTCCCTTCTTCTGACTCAAAAGGTATTTTTAACATACAAAAGACATCTGCCAATCCTTGAACACCAAGACCAACAGGTCTATGACGAAAGTTAGAGTTTTTTGTTTCTTTTGTTGGATAAAAATTTAAATTAATTACATTATTTAAGTTTTTAACCACTTGATAAACATAGTCGTATAATAACTCGTGACTAAACTCACCATCAATAATATATTTTGGTAATGCAATAGATGCTAAGTTACACACAGCCTGTTCTTCAGGTGACGAATATTCAATAATCTCAGTACAAAGATTAGAAGACTTGATTGTCCCTAAGTTTTGTTGATTTGATTTATAGTTAGCCGCGTCTTTATATAACATATATGGTGTACCCGTCTCAATCTGAGCAGTCAAGATAGCATCCATTAATTTTCTTGCCTTTAAAACTCTACGACCTTTCCCCTCACTTTCATATTTTTCATACAATTCAGTAAAGTTTTTGTTATCGGGTGAATCATAAACATCGGAGAGTCCAGGTGCCTCATCAGGTGAAAATAGTGTCCAATCACCATCCTCTTGTACTCTTTGCATGAATAAATCAGGTGTCCACATTGCAAGAAATAAATCCCTTGCTCTCATCTCTTCTTTACCGTGATTTTTTCTTAGGTCAATGAATTCAAAGACATCAGCATGCCATGGTTCAAGGTACACAGCGAAAGAACCTTTTCTTTTACCACCTTGATTAATCCATCTTGCAACTTCGTTATACGTTTTCATCATAGGAAGTAAACCATCAGACTCACCACCAGTTCCTTTAATATAAGAACCCTTTGCTCTTACATCGTGAACGTGTAGTCCAATACCACCAGCCCACTTAGATATATTTGCAACGTCTTGAATAGTATCAAATAAACCGTTGATATCATCACCTTTGTTTCCAATTAGGAAACATGAGGACATTTGTGGTCTACGAGTACCCGCATTAAACAATGTTGGTGTTGCGTGAGTGTAAAAGTGTTGTGACAGATCATCATAGATTCTTAGTCCCATTTCAATATCACCATCACAAATACCCATTGCAACTCTCATATACATATATTGTGGTCTCTCAACTATACGTTCACCAATCTTAAGTAAATAAGATCTCTCCAAAGTTTTAAACCCAAAGTAGTCAAAGTCAAAATCTCTTTCCTGTACAATTGCACCATCAATAACCGCTCTATTCTTCTTAACAAAATTAAAAAGTTCATCAGATATCAAAGAAGATTCTTGTCCTGTTCTCGGTTCTATAAATGAATACAATTCCTTAATAGATTGTGAGAATTTCTTTGGTGTTGTTTTGTGTAAGTTAGTTACTGCTAAACGTCCCGCTAACTTTGCATAGTCAGGATGTGTAGTGGTCATTGACGCTGCCGTCTCAGCGGCCAACGTATCTAATTCAGTTGAAGATATACCATCATATATACCTTGTGTGACTTTCAAAGTAATATATGTTGGGTCTACATAATCTAAATTTAAATCAGAACACAGCGAGGAAATTCTTCTTGTGATCTTATCATATCTCATTTCCTCTAAGGAACCGTCTCTTTTTTTAACTTTCATATCTTATATATTTTAAAAATCCATTTCACCAAATGCAGAGTCTAAATCTTCATCTCCGTCGGTATTAACACCCGCCTTTTGATATTCAGCAACTCTCTTTTCAAAGAAATTAGTTTTTCCTTGTAATGCAATGTTTTGCATAAAATCAAATGGGTTCTCAGTATTAAACTTCTTTTCAATACCCAACGAATCTAATAATCTGTCAGTAACGAATTCTAAATATTGTTCCATCAAGTCAGCATTCATACCAATTAATCTCACAGGTAATGCCTCAAGTATAAATTCTTTCTCAATCTTTAAAGCCGATAAGATTATTTCTTCAATTCTTCCTTCAGGTAGTTTATTTTCAATGTGATTGTTATATAAGTGACATGCAAAATCACAGTGTAACCCTTCATCTCTTGAAATTAATTCATTGGAGAATGTTAGACCTGGCATTAAACCACGTTTCTTTAACCAAAATATTGAACAGAATGATCCTGAGAAGAATATACCCTCTACCGCTGCGAACGCAATAAGTCTTTCAGCAAATGAATCAGATTCAATCCATTTAAGTGCCCATTCCGCTTTCTTTTGAATTGCGGGTATAGTTTCAATTGCGTTGAACAATCTATCTTGTTCTTGAGTATCCTTAATTAAGGAGTCAATTAATAACGAATAAGTCTCCGAGTGAATATTTTCCATTGCAATTTGAAAACCATAGAAGAACTTCGCTTCGGTGTATTGTACATCATTAATAAAGTTCTCAGCGAGATTTTCATTAACGATACCATCAGACGCCGCAAAAAACGCCAATACGTGTTTTACGAAATGTCTCTCATCATCATTTAATTTATTAGTCCAATCACTTACATCTTGTTGTAAGTCAATTTCTTCAGCAGTCCAAAAACTTGCTTCTTGTTGTTTATAGTACTTCCAAATATCATTATGTGTTATTGGGAAAAGGACAAAACGTCCTGCATTTTCTTGTAAAATTTTTTCTGTCATCTTATTTTAATTTAATTATTGTTTTATTCCTTGAGATTGTTTGTACAATTGAGCCGCTCTCTCAGTATTTCTCTGAACTTTATTTTGTTCAAATCCTAACATAGTCATCTGTTCCTCAAGAACGATGTCCATCATTGCATTATCAAACTTACAGTCACTGAAGGTAATACCATCTTGACCAATTCGTGATTTAACTAAAGTCACGTTAGCGGTTTTGTTTTCTTTTTGTTCATTTGATCTTGATATAGATAAAATGATGTGTGATGATTGTGCCTTTTTAATAGAACCACCGAAATGGTCAACACCTGGTACATCCACAGTACTTGATTGTCTGTTACCTTGAGCAGCAGTCCAAACACCGATATTCATTTCATGACACATAGATTCTATAGACCTAATAATTGCACCCTCACCTTTCCACTCTTCACCATTTATTGACTTATCCGAAGTAAGACAGTCAATGTAGTCGATTAGTACTAAGTCGGGTTTTTGTCCTTGTGCAGAAACTTTTCTAATAATTCTTTTAATATCACCCGTTGTTGATGTTCCATTAGGTAATCTAACTAACTTAAGACTACCAAAACCTTCTCTACTTGTTGCCTCTTCAATCTTCTCTTGAACGTATGCCTTCTGTTCGCTCTGATGTTTAGCTTCAACACCTGACCAAACCGTAAAGTGTTTTCTTTGTATTTGTGCATTACTATCTTCAAAGAAGAACTGAATCACATTTTTACCCTGATTAACTGCAGTATTTGCAAACTTAGTTAGTATTGTTGTTTTACCTGTTCCTGTAGGTGCTAACACCATACCCAATTCACCATGTGATAATCCACCATCAAGTAAATTGTCTAAACCAGTAATACCTGTTTCCATTGGAGTCCTCATGTCGTTCTCCAACGCATCAGAAATATTATCTAATATATCCACAACAACATCATCGGAAACACCCACTTGAAGTGCTTCAGCAATCATCTCTTCAATTCTATCATACGATTGGAAATCCCCACCATGAATTAATTTATCCACATCTTTCAAAGTCTTCTTTAAACTCTGTTGTTTACAGAAATTAAGTGCCGTGTCCTTCACAAATGAAGGTGTGTGTACAGGATCTTTTAAATTTTCAATCGCATCTAACGTGTCGATGTGAATCTTACTTGTTTTAGGGTTTGCAAGTGAACTTTCGGTAATCTTTTGTCTGACTGTTTCATAGTCAGGTACTCTCGAATTGTAAGTATTAAACAACTCTTTTACATTTTGTACAATGTACTTAAAAGTAATATTGTCAAAATACTTACTGTCTAAAACTTCGAGGATTTGTTCCCCGTATTTTTTGTCTTCGATTATTGATTTTATTAATGTTTGTTGGAACTGATTACCCAACTCACCGAAATTCTTTTCTTGCATGATTATCTCAAATTTTTATATTATTATTCTACTTTGTTAAGTCATATGACATGTAATTTGTGGTCACATCATCATATGATAAGGTCTCAGATAAATCGTTTAAAATTCTTCTGAGTTTTGGTCTAATGTCTACCGAGTATCTTACCTTAGGTGGAAAGACATGTGCAGCGAATATCCTTTGAATAAATACTGCGTCATTTAACTTAAGTTCAAGTAAAAAGTACTCTTCTTCTTCAGCTTCAGATGTGTTACCAGAGTCCAAAACGGGAAAATAGTTTTGATTACTACTAAGAAAATCCAATGTTTTTTCTTTCAAATCGTTTGAAATTTCTTCACAAATATTTGATACATCCGCACTAATATCTAAAGATCTTTTTGCTTTATGATTGAAATCCTTCACATTGAAGAATCTTTGACAAATTATATTACCACTTAGTGATAATAAAAATTCTACTTTAGTTGATTCGTGATTAGTCATGATTTTTAAATTTTATAATTCTTTTATTTTTTTCTTTACGAGTTAGTCGTAAAAAAGGGTTGAGGAACTTTATCCACGCATCATCTGATTTAGGGAGAACGGTGAACATACCATCTTCCATCATCATCTTCATCGTGTTCTTGTAGGATCTTCCTTCGGGATCCAAATTTTCATGGATAAGGTCGGTGATTGTTTCTCGAGCGTCTGGCGTAAGAAACGGTTGGTCTAAACTAACGATACTTTCGTTGAGGTTAAAAAGCTCCTCACCGTAAATACCATATTTGGTAACCCCTGTTAAAAGGTTTTTTATTGTTTTATTATTCTTATCTTCCTCAAATAATTGATTTGAACGTTCAATAATTTCTTTTAAAGTCACTGGTTTTGTTTTCAACTCAGGGAATAGTTTTAAAATTTTCTTTATCCCTAAATTATAGATACCTGTAATATTATCAGATCGATCACCACATACCATTTTAACGATTTTAACGTTCTGTATGTGTAGTTCTTGATGTTCGTATTGAATTATATCATCTTGACTGTAAAGTTTCCTGTGAGATGGGTTATACACCCTTGTAGTGTCAGATACTAACTGAGCCAAATCCCCATCAGAAGAATAGATAATTGTATTTTCTTTACTGTTTTGTGCGTATTCAGCAATACAATCATCCGCTTCACAAAAATCAAACTCACCTTGTCTAACATAAAGTTCTTCAAGGTATTGTTGAATTCTTCTTCTCTGTTTTGTGTAGGATTCTTTTTCCTTGTCGGAACGAATTCTTTGTCTTCGGTTTTCCTTATAACGTGAGTACATCTTTTTACGAGTAGCAGCACCATCTTCACCATCCCAAAAAACAACTATCTTATCAAGTTTATATAACTCAAACGATTTTCTTAATGTGTTGATAAAATGGTATAACCCACCGATGTGTTCTCCTTTATAGAAGTAATTTTTTACTCCATAAAATCCAATCGTAAGTAAGTTATCTCCGTCTACTAATAATACTGACATTTATGACCTGTTATAAGGTTCAACAATCTATTCTTTTTCTTCTTTTAAATCAAATTCACCCTCAATACCGAGTTTTTCTTTCCATAAAGCGGCGTGTTCTAATTTGTAAGACTCTAACGACTTTTTCTCTTCAGCTGCGTCTTTACCCGATAAGAACCCGTGTGATGTTAGTATAATTCTACCATCTTCATACCCAAGTCCATTTACATGATTTTTCATGATTGAAATCTTAGACCTTGTAGCAAATCTCACTTTTCTCTTATCTTTAACAGCTGCAATTGGGTTAGTACCCGCATTCTTCTGATTACCAAATCTAAATACAAGTGTAGAATTTAACCATATTGATTCTCCACCCTTCGCCTTAATCTTTGGTTGACTAAATGGATTGTCGGGTAGTTCCACCCATGGTTGATTTACAATAACAAGTGTGTTTGTAAATTCTGAATCAACTCTTCTTGAACCTGAAATTCTCTGATTCAAACCCATTCCGATTTTATCAGCTAACGTTGATGCGTTATGTTGTTTACCACCTTTACCATCAAAAGTCATTTTACATGGTACTGATCCAACCGAATCCCATAAGAATAGTAAATCATATTCTAATTCACCTTTCTTCTGAGCATCAATTAATTCATTTATGTAATCAGTAATTTGTTCTATATATTGGAACTCATTATTGAAAAGGAAAAATCCATCATATTCAATCTCTCCTGTCTCCTCATCAACCAACTCCTCAACTTCGAGACCCATCATTTTAGCATGTGGGAAATCCCACTTCTGTTCTGTAATAACAAAAACAGGTAATACCCCTTTTTTCTGAGCATCTACCGCTGTTTTTACAAGTGCAGTTGTTTTACCCGTATCAGAATGACCTAACATCATATTAATATGTCCCATTGCCGGTCCTGGTAAACCTGTAGCGTCTAAAAAAGCATCACCCAAATCGAAAAATCTATCAGACTTAAATTTAGCCTGTTTAGAAAATTTCGCTTTAATACTTTTAAAATCTTTTTTCTTTATTGCCATATTTGTAATATAAAAGGGTCCCCACTCTCGGGGCCGACAAATGGTCGGTTTCTTGCTCCACCAGATGTTTCCATCAAACTTTTTTTGAGGTGGGGACCCATAGGTTATTTAGTTAAAATGGTAAATCATCCGATTTGGTTTCATTACTTTGTGGATCTACAACAGGTGTTGGATTCGAAAATTCAACGGTTGTTGGTTCGTTAGTTCCTACAAACTTCTTTTGATCATTGTCCCATCTTGGTGTTTCACCCAATGCAACCAATTCCAAATACTCAATAGGTTTTTTAGAATAGACATCCTCCCACGTTTGTGTATCATTTGCCCATGCGTTTGCCTGTTCAGGATCTGTTGATAAAGGTCCAACATCTTCATACATTACAGAACTAATCGTTGTGTACTCACGACCATTAGGTGCTTTGTTTAAAGAAAGTGACAAAATTAAATCTCTACCTTCAGTTGGATGAGTAATATCACCTTTGTTCTTGAAGATTGGGAAGATTTTATCTAAAGGTCCCTCTTGTTTGTAGTTATGCTTGAACCTCCAAAATTTAGGTCCATCTTCTTCGTTATCTCTATCGATAACTTTAACGATGTAGAATTTTCTTGCGTTATAGGTTCTTGCGGTTTTTTTATCTTCCTCAATTCCTGTTGCAAGTAAACTATCTCTTACTTCGTTTAATGGTGATTTCTCACCTACTTGTGCTGGGTCATATATTTTCATCCAGTTATCATTAACTTGGAGTTCGTGGAATTTTACTTCTACAAATGGTGACCCTCCATCAGTGGCTGGTAGAATACGAAGTCTTTTTTCACCATTTCTCGTTCCTTTCGGTAAGATGGTTGTGAAGTATCTTTTTAGTCTTTCTTCACTTGAGATTCTGTTTCCGCCTGCGGATGGATTGTTGTTCTTTTGATACTGATTCAGTATCGCGTCGATTGTACTCATAATTTAAATATTTATTTGTTTATAATAAAATATACACAAAAAAAGTCCAAAGGTCAACCCCCTGGACTTTATTAATTTAAAAAATGTTGTTTTTACTTGAGTGTCAGTAAATAAGATAGTTTATTAACCTGTGCTAATATTTCGTCTTTGATGTTTAACAGATCAGTATCTTTTGGATTTATCTCCATTTGATGTAAACTACTTCTGACAGTTTTAATCATTCCGAGTAAATCAATATCAGAAAGATTTTGAATCGATATGTTCGTTTCTTCTTCTTCTAATTTAAATCTACCATATATACCCATAGCAATTTCTACGAAATTATCTATTAGATCATCTAACGCATTGTATGTTTCTCCAAATGCAAGGTGTTTAGCGTGACTCTTGGTTTGCCAATGTAGTACTTTGAGTTGTGATTGAATCTCAAGAAAAAATTTTACATTACCACTTAAGTTCATATTAATATTCGTCTTCGTCTTCTTTTTCTCCAAATGAAGCTCTCATTTCACCTGAATTTATATCGTCTAAGTCAGACTTAGTGATTACATATTCGTTTTTACCACTTTTTTTCATTTCACTTTGTTTTTGTGAAAAGAAATCACTTGGGTTTTGATTGAATGGGTAAGAATCTAAAGACCTCATTTCGAGTTTTTCTTGTGGTGTTGGTTCTTTCATTTGAGTAACCTTACTTTCAAGACTATCAATTTTATTCATTACATCATCCATTTGAGAAAGTTTAGATTCCAAATCATCCAACTTACCAAATAAATCTCCCATTTTACCTAAAACCGCATCATTATCTGATTTACTTGAATCTAAATCGTTTTTAATGTTTTGTGTCATATTAACCAAATCGGTGATGTCAATTTCTTCAGTATCAAAGTCTCCAGCTGGTTCCTCAACATCAACA